TCACATAGTCAACCTTTAACTCTGTAACCTCACCATAGACTATTGTGTTGTTTTGAAAAAGTCTTACATTCTTTGAAAAGTCAAACGATTCTAATTGACCACAAGAAAAGCTAAACTCAAATTCAAATTTGTATTTTTCTAATAAGTTTAGTCTTGGATTGTTTATTACATGGTAGTCTGAATAAAGATTTCCAGGTAAATCTTCTCTAAAACTAAAAGGATAGTTTACTAATTGAGTTACATTAGGGGTAAATGGTTGTACGTTTCCTGTGTCTTCGTCTATTCTAATGTCGGTGAATCCTGGAATAAAATATCTTTGTATGTTCCCATATTGCGAATCAGTTTCATCCCAAATCAAAAACTTATAGTTTGTACACGTGTGTTGACTCATCAATAGATTTAGTGATGTATTGCTGAATTGATTACCAAATAAACTATCTATTGCTCCAATATCTTGGAGTTTGTCATAAACAGTTTTCTCAATTCCATCATTTCTAAATCTTGCTTGAGAAGATAAGAATTGACGCTCATCTCTTCCTTTTTGTGTTGGTGAAGAAGGTTGTGGATTCCATTCTACAATATCATCAAATCGCTGCTTACACTCGTGAGAGCAAACATCAATTCCATCAAGTCCATAAGAATAATCCGCAAATGCAGGTCTTGGGTCTCCTAAATAGCTATAACAGATTGAGTCATCAATAATCATTTTATCATTGTAGAGCTGCTCCGCATCAATCCAAATATTTGTTCCATCAAAATAATCCTTTCTCTCAAAAATAAAATCATTACCAACAATCCAATATTTAGCATTAAAAAGCGGCATCAAGTGCTGCTTCATTAATGTCTCCAACGTTTCAACGGGAAGGTTTTGGTTTATTAGTTTTTTGGTTGTTTTAGATGGTTTATATCCCTTTCTTACTTGAGCAGCAAAAAGCAAAGTGTCTTTATATGGGGAGGTTGGTGATTTAAGTATAGAACTTTTTAAATTAAGACCACAAATACGGCAAACATTTTCAACATAATCTACTACTTTTGCAGATGGATGATACCAATTACACAAAATCAATCTTGCGTTCATTTCTTGCCACCAATCATTCTCGCCGACTGCTGATGAAATAATACCTGGCAAAAAAAGAATTAAATTTAAAATCGAATAAAAAATAAACATCACCCAAGCAAGAGCCTCAGGTCTTGGTTCTGTGCAATATCTAACGTTAACCCTATCTTCTTGTAAAAAACCATTTTGGTCATCCCAAATAATAGTTGACTGAATGCAATCGTATTGTGGGTTTTTCTTTAAAACATTTGCTTTGATTGAGCATATTGGGTCACACCAATCTATTTTTTCCGCCGTGATTATACCAACAAACGCTGGCTGTAAAAACAAATTTGTTTGAGAGCAACAATCGTCATAGAACTTTACCTCGACCTCGTTTGAAAAAGCATTTGGGTCATCAATCAGCAAAGCCTTTAAGATTGCATAGCCATCATCGTAAAACTCAAGTTCGCTTGTATAAGAACGCTCAACTACACCTGATTCAAGGTCTTGACTAATAGTTATTTCAAATTTGTCAAGTCCGTCAATCCTGCCATTTATCAAAGTATTGTTTAGATATACTTTTATGGGAGCTTTCATTTGAGTGCTTTTCTAATTCTTTCTTGTTTAAATTGAACGGTAGAAACTATTCCATGAATACCTCTTTCGTCAATAGACAAAGTTAACCCGCTTTGCTCTCTAATTGCCCTTTCTATGCGAGATAGTTTTTCATCAGTAAGTTTATTGTTTACAACAACCAACTTATCACCGATTGTGCTTGCCAATTTTGGATGACGACCCGTGTGGATTGCATCAAGAAGTGGACGGAATTGTCTTGTTTTTTCAGCATTGATAACGAACTCACCTCGGTGAACAGTTCCTGCTGGCTGATACTTTCCGCCATCTCCCGTGTAACCACCCTCTGCAAATCCCGCCAAAGAGCTTTGCGCTTGTGCTCTTGCTTGTGCAAATCCAGCTGCCATAGCAACCAAGATAGCCGCAATAGTAAATGGCGAACCAGGTTGACCTGCTGCTTTAGCTATGGCAATAGCTGAGTTGGCGGCAATTTCAATAACCGCAAGATTTTGCTGTTGCCTTACATACTTTGCTCTTTCGCGAGTTAATGCGTCAAGTCTGCGCTTTTCTAACTCTAAAATTTCAGCATTGCCTTTTTCAGCTATTTCTTGTGCCGCCTCAACCCGCTTTTCTTGTTGGGCTATGGCAATCTCAGTTTGCGCTATTTGAGCGTCTATAAAAGCCTTCGTTAAATCAAGAATAGAATCTTTTATATCTTCAAGGGCTTGTAATCTTGCGGCTCTGTCTTCCTTAATTACATCTTGATTTTTCTTGCTGTTTTCTTTAACAGCATCGCCATCCTCTTTAAGTCTTTTTTTCCTTTTTTTAGATGTTTCTTCTTCTAAATTGTTTACATCAGTATTGTATTGAAAATCTAATTCTTTAACCTTTAAATAATAATTCTCATCTCCCGCAAGTCTTTCAACATCAGCGTTTCTTTTGTTCAATAATCTTGTTTTTTCAGCATTTTCAAAAGCAGCCAATGACTCAAAATATTCTCTTTGATTATCTTCAATAGCCTTAATGAATGGGTCTTCCTTACCCCTTCTTTCTACTCCACGAGCAAATCTTGCTATGTTTACTAATTTTGGAGGCTTGTTCTGTGCATCATAAAGTTCTTTGGCTTCTTTTATGCGTTGTTTATATGATTTACTAAGTTCGTCTGAAAGTTCAATTTCGTTTTGAACATATCCAAGTGTAGTTCCGTATTTAGCATTGAACTCATCAATAAGTTCGTTCCTTAATTCAAACTCGGTCTGACCTAATAATGCTTGGTCAGAAGTTGCTTGACCAAGTTCAGATATTGCTTGTGTTAATTCTCTAACAGCCTCAATAGGCGGCTGATAAACATCTTCAAACTGAAACTCAGTACCACCAAATTCTACTCTTGGCTCTACAATAAATCTCCTCTTAGCAAATGGGTCTCCTTCGTATAGTTCGTTATAGAAATCATCAATTTGACTTCTTAATTCATCAATCGCTTCAACTTCTTTTGCGGCTCTTTCACTAATTACATCATCATATAAAGCACCTATTTCAAGTGCTAAAGCCCTTCTTTCTCTGATGCCATCTCTTTCAATTTCAATAAGACGCAATTGCAAATCAGAAGCGCGTTTTGTTTGCTCTTGTCCACGAATGATTTCAAGCTGTGCTATAAGGTCTGTCTTCTGCTGTTCTGTAAGTTCTCTTCTGCGAACAGCCTCAATCTCTCTATCAATCTCTCTATTTATTGTCTCTTCATTAATTTTATCAAGCTGTTGTAATTTGAAAATTTCTTCTTCAAAATCTGCGGCATTAATAAATTGAAACTCAATGCCTTGCTTTCTTATTTCCTCGTTATTCTTTCGTATGCGGTCAAGTAATGAGGCGTACTGGTCTTCAAATTCTTTAAGCCTTCTTAATCTTTCTTTTTCTTTTTCCTCGGTATCATCTCCGCCACCTCCTCCTCCAGTTCCTGCCGCTCCGTCTGTTATCAATTTAATAAAAGCACCTAATGTTCCTTGTGATGAAACAAGTTTATCAAGCTGTACGTTAAGTAGTTCTACTCCGTTTATTTGCTTTTCAGTTCCAATATAACTTACAGCCTCACCAATTCCTTTAAGAGTTCCTATAATTGGAATTGTTTGGTTGGTAATACTTCCGAAAATGTTTAATAAACTTGGCTGTGCTTGATTTAGAGAGTCAAGTTGGTTTTGAATTATTGCTCTTGTTTCTTTAAATCCACCTTGAATCTCTTTATCTGACGTTATTAAGGTAAGTGGTATTTCAACACCAGCCTTATCAGCTAAATTCAATAATTCAAGTTGCACATCAGCAATTTGACTGCGAAGTTTTTTAATTATTTCACCCGAAACAATCTCGTTATTTACAGCAATAATAGCTTGCTCAACATTTAGCCATCCCTTTTCAATCTCTGCTAAGTCTTTCTTTTCATCACCAATGAGTTTAATACTTGTTTCGTATTTTTCATTTACCTCATCAAGTGCTTTTTGTCTTTCTTTTAAAGACTTGCTACCATCTCTTGCTATATCAAACAATTTCTTTGTTGCCGCAGTTTCTTCATCAATAGCTTTTTTAGCAGCAACATCAAACTCGTTAAATGCCTCTTTTGAATCAATAAAGCCATCATTGGCTGTATCAACAGCATCGCCAAAGGCATACCAAGCAGCGGCAGCGGTAGACAAAAGAGTAATGATAAGACCAAGAGAGTTTGATGCCCATGCGGCTTTAAAAGCATTAACCGCTGATGTTCCTATTCTTGTGGCGGTAGTAAGACCTGCTTGTGCAATAGTTTGGGCAGATATTCCTTGTGTTGCAATAACATTTGCTCCAGCTAATGCGGCAGTTGCAATTCTATTTAGAACTTTTCCTGCTGTGTTTAATACAGTAGCACCTGTGTTTTTTACTATATTTAATGAATTGGCAAAATAAGCAGCTGTTAAAGCAGTAGTTGCTGTGGTCAAAAGAGTAAATACAGTCGCATTTTGTTTAATTGTATTTGGAAGCTCTCTGAAGAACTCAAGTAAGGTCTTGCCTAAATTAAGAAGGTTGTTATATACGGGAAGCAATCCTTCACCGATTTGACGCAAAAGCTCATTATACTCTTCGCTCAAACGGGCAAGCTGACCAGTAGTAGTATTAGCAAGAGCATTGGTCAATCCAAAGAACTTACCACCTTCACTTGTAGCTGTCTTAAATGCGTTTTGTACATCCTCAAACGTAATCAATCCCTTACGCATCTTGTCTTTGAGTGAATCAAAAGACTCTCCCGTTGTGCGTGATATTTCACTAAGCGGGTTAAAACCAGCTGTAACAAGCTGAAGCAAGTCTTGTCCATATAAACGACCTGCTGCGCGTACCTGACCAAATACAAGTGCAATACGTTCAAGCGGAACACCAACACCACCCGCAACATCACCAAGTGTTTTAATAGTTGGGATAAGTTCACCAACGGTTACTCCATATCCAAGAAGTGTTCTTGATGCTTGGAATACGTCATCAACGGTGAATGGGGTTTCAGCGGCAAATACTCGAAGTTCTCTAATTTTTTGTTGAGCAAGTGTAGCATTGCCAATCAAAGTACCAAAAGATACACTCAATGTCTCATAGTTCTTTGCGGCATCTACCGCCGCGCGTCCAAATGAAAGTATGGAAGCACCGATTGATACTGCGCCAAGAGCAACACCCGTACGCGCAATGATATTACGCAAACGCACAAAGTTTGTTGAAGAGTTGGCTACTGACTGCGATATGAAGTTGATAGCACCTGCAAGACCCGTTAGTGATTGTCTTGCTCCAGGAACACTTGAACTAAACTTTAATTTATTTAAAGCCTCGCTTGCTTTAAGAGCGTCCGCTGATACTTTCTTAAACTCTTTTGCTAAAGCATTGTATTCAACTGTGTTTTTTTTACCCGCTTGTTCTAAAAGAATAAGTTGCGCCCCAAGTTGCCTTGCCTTTTCAGAAGCTGCTTGAGCTTGCTGTGTAAGTTGTCCAAATGGGCTTTGTTTAAAAGCCTCTACTTTTTGAGCTTTTTCATTGGCTTTTGCCGCTTTTTCATTTTGCTTAGCTTGAGCGGCTCTTTGCTTTTCAATGTCTCTTTGCTCTTGCTCTATGAAGTTGCGCTTTTCTTTCTCAATGTCCTGCTGTTGCTTGAGTTGCTGATTGAAACTTTTTGTTTCTTGCTTTAGAAAATCTTGTTTTTCTTTCTCAAGTTCCTTGTTTGCCTTTTTTTCAGCTTCTGATTTTTGCTTTTGACCTTGCTCGTAGTTTTTAATCTCAGCCTTAGTATTGGCTTCGCTTTGCTTTTGACCTTGTTGTAAGGTCTTTTCTTTTTCATCAAAAGCAGCCTTAGTATCTTTAGCCTTTTGTGTTTCTGCCGCCTTGGTGTCTTTTACCTCTTGCTGTAAACGCTGATTAGCAGCCTTGGTTAGTTTAGCCTGGTTTTCTGCTTGTATTTTAGCTTGCTGGTCATAAAAGGCTTTAATGTCCTTTTCTCTTTGGTCTCTTGCTTTTTCTTCAGCATTTATTATGTCAATATCAGACTGCGCTTGCTTTTTCTTATTGGCAGTAACAGTAGAAGTTTCTTTATTACTTCTGTCTATGTTCTTTTTGGCAACCTCGTCAAGTTTCTTAGATAAATTCTGAATTTCTTTATCTAAGTTTGTTACACCAGCAGTAATGCTGAGTTTAGAAGACTCCTTTATCTTATCGAGTTGCTCAATAAGTTTAGCCAACGATTGTTGTGCTTTATCTGTATCTGCGGTTACCTCAAAGACTACATTCTTAACTGCCATGCTTTTAACTTCTTAGTGATGTACGTTTTTCGTTGTTGTTGCCGCCTTTATCACTTGATGTTCCTTTCTCATACGCCTCAGCCCTTTCTTCTGCAATCCGAATATAAGTACTTAAAGTCATATAGTACTCATCCACGCTTAAAGATTCTAACACTTTCATCTCCGACACTTTGTTATCACATATCAACTGGTTCATGTGATTGATGTCGTCTATGTAGTTTAATATCTCTTGCTGAGCAAATATTTCTTTAGTCTTTCCGCGTTTTGGGCGTTCTGAAGCAAATACTCTTGGATATCTATTTCTGACATTTGTGAATAGTTCGTTGTGAACTCGAACGCCCTTTGGACAAAAAAATTGAAAGCCTCCTTGTCTTGCTTGATATACTCAACTTTCTTTACTCTGTCCACTTCGCTAAATTCAGTCTCATCCTCGCCTTCTAAAACAAAATAAGCAGCAGCAAGGTTGATTAATGTCTCCTCTTCACCAATAAAATTTAATCTAAATTCAATTTCATGTAGGATAGCAAACAAGTCAACGATTTTACCGCTGTTTGCGTGTTCTTTCATCTTCTTCATCAAATCAAGCAAATTCTGCTTGGTGAGATTCATTTCCTGGAATTTGGTAGCAACTTCTGCTGCAATCGCTCTTTTTGCAGGAATGGTCACGGCGTTTTGGAACTGATACCAATTTCTGCCGAGGGAATCTGTAAAAATTGGTGTTAAAGGGATTTGAGAACCCGTTTTTACCACAGATTCTACCTTTACACTCTCTGTTTGTTGTTGTTTTCGCTTAAACCACTTCATTTTTTGCCTTTTTTCTTTGATTTATTTAGTGATGCCGTGCAAATAGCGTAAGCTGATGACTTACTCTTGCCAGTTTTGGTGATGTCATTCACACATCGTTCAAGTTTCTTTGGCATTTTATGCTTGTTTTAAATATCTAACAAAGTTACTATGAAATGACCACAAATAATAGCGGAAACAGTCAAGCAAGTGAGTTTTTGTTGCGTCTCTTGCCTTGTCAATCGCACCACTCTCGTTACTTTCCACAGCCATAAGGTCGGCAATCAAGAATTGACAGCTTGCATCAATTAAAAAGTCGGGGTGTTTTTCTAAAAGCGAGTTAAGCAGAACCCTTGAGTTTTTGATAGATGGGTTGAAAGATGGAACACGGAAACTGCTTCGTGTGATTTGCAGTTGTTCTTTGATAATCATGTAGTAGTTCATAGCTCCTTTGGTCATTGCTGAGCGGTTTGCACCTGAGGCATCACCCGTTACAATGAATGGAACGCTACCATATTCCGCTTGGATAGCATCACAAAGGGCAAAGATGTCTGAGTTACGCAATCTGAACTCTTTGAGTATCCTAATCTTGCCGCCATAGTGCTGTGCTGATATGCAAGTGATAGGGTCTACGTTAAAGTCAAAGGACAAATACAAGTCCTCATTTGGATTGTACTTGACATTTGGTCTAACTGTTTTGTTCTTATCAAATGCGTATGCAAATGGTCTATCCACGTCAACCGCATCCCAATTACCATCCACAAATATTGCCCGTGTGATTTCATCGAGGTTATTTAAGCTCTCAATGTAATCCTCAGGAAGCAAGGTATTATCAGCCATCGTAGCAGGTAGATAAAAATGCTTTTCAGGCATATTCTTCTCTACATAAGGCTTATAGAATCTTTGTTTTGTCCAATTTTGGCTTGGGTTGCAAGTAACAAAGATGAGTTTTGGAGGCATTGGCGTGATGATGTTACGACCACAGCGTAGGATAGCCTTGTTAAACGTCCTTTCTTGCAGCTCCTGTCCTTCTTCAAGGAAGAAAAAGTTACCTTCCAATCCGTCAAACTGCGTCAAATCCTTATCATTTTGAAAGTTCTCTGAGATAAATTGCAGTTCACTTCCGTTTTTAAAGATAACCAGCTTGTCTTGCTGATTGTATTTCTTGACAAAGTTCTTTGGACACAGCTTAAAAAAGCTCTTGATAGATGTCTTTTTAAGGCGAGGTAAACTTTCCCTGACCACAAATGAACGTGAGCCTGGGTAAAACTTAGCAAGCATAATAGCAATAGCCATTGTAACATAGGTCTTTCCACCGCCTGCCGCTCCTCCGTACATCAAGTAGCTATAATCACCACTTAGTGCCGCCTCAATAAACTCCTTCTGCTTAGGAAAAGGTTCAAATGCTACCATATACGCTTTTTAAAATATTGCCTCTCAAATGAGTATTTATGCAAGCCAAAGTACGCCTCAACATCCTTCCAATCTCTATAATCCTCAACCTCAGAGTCAAGTATGCTCTTATCACGCATCTTTATCTCATAATCAGTTAGCCTTGTTTGGATATACCTATCCACCATCCTAATATTATCCTGACTCTTACAAAGAGAGCCAATGAGCAACTCAATCTCAGGGATACTAAGACTCAACCTGCCCCTAATGTACTTTGGCAACTCCCACATATCAATTCATATAAATCCTACACTCAAGCTCATCCAAAATAGTACAGAAGAACTCATACTCATCCATCAACTTATCTACTATATGATTTTGGAATATGCTCATCTCTATCTTCATCAAAACATATTCTATATAAGCGTATGCTTGTAACAAACCACCATGCTCGGCAATAACATTACTCGCATAACGCTTAATAACAGTATACTCTGCCTTAGTCATAAGCAATTAGTTTTTAAGTAAACTTAATCACCTGGTCGCCAATCTTAAACACTTGCTCATCAGCAACAGCCTCATGCAAGCCTTCATTGTTCCAACTCATTGGGTCACAGTTCTTTAACGCAAAGATGATAGCAGTCACATTAGGCTTAACAAAGCTCCTCTTCTTGCTCTCAGACCGACCAACAGAATCACCAATCTTATTGAACCTCTCAACACTCTCTGTTTCTTCAATATAATAGCCCTCTATGGCCTTTTCTAAGGCCGATTGAGCCTTATGTACCAGTTCTGTTTTAAATGCGTTTGTTGCCTCTCTTTTGGCGTTTTTATATAGCTCTGCACACTCCGCGTACTTTGAACAGTACTTATGGAAGGCTCTTTCACTCAAACCTTCCTTGCCACAGCAACTAACAATGGTGTAATTACCCGTAGCGTAATGCTCACAGATACGAGCAACCCAATCAATACTCTCCAACTTCTTCTGTTCCTCCTTATCTATTTTACCGTTTTCTTTCATAGCCATTTTATTTATTAATCAAAGATAAAACAATTACGCAGAACCTTCCCTTCGGTTGCATAAAATTCCGAACCAAAACCTCAAAGTCATATTTCAAGAATAGAGCGGGGGTACATCCTATCCCTTCCGTCCTCATTTTTCCCATGGTACCCC